TTGCTTCTTCGCGCAATTGACCGAGCGCTTTGGGCAGCGCTTCCGCCAGCACTTGGGACGTTAGCTGGCCGTTGCTGGCCATGTCCTTGAGCGCGCCTACCGATACGCCCAGGCCGTCCGATAGTGCTTTGAGCAGACGCGGCGCGGCTTCGCTGACGGCGTTGAATTCCTCGCCGCGCAGCGCACCGGAGGCGAACGACTGCGACAGCTGCAGCTGGGCGCTGGCGGCTTCCTCGGCGGTGGCGCCGCTGACCTTGAGGCTGAGGTTGACGACCTCCGTGATGTCGGCCACGCGCTGCTGGCTGATGCCAAGCTCGCGGGTGCCGTTGGCTATGCGGGCGTACAGCACGCCGGTGCCGGCCAGGTCGGACTGCGCCTCGGTGGCAATGCGCTTGACCGCGTCGTAGGAGGCGGCGTACTCGCTTTGCGACTGGGATGCCAGGCGCAACTGCGCCGTGAGCTTGGCGTAGGCGTCCGAGGACTGGACGATCTGCGCCAGCCCGCCGCCAATGCCGGCCAGCGCCACCAGGTTGCGCGTGGCGGCCTGCGCAACGGCGGACAGGCCGTTCATCGACTGGCTGACGCCCTCGATTTGCCGCCTGGCGCCGTCGGCGCCGTCGACGCTGAAGCTGATTACCGCGCCTGGACTGCTCGTGAATGCCATGTTGTCCTTCCTACGATTTCTGGAACCACTCTTCGAGCGCCGCGCGCTCCATCGCCTGGATCGCCTGGAAATAGTCCCGGCGCGTCGATCTGCGCCGGCCCGGCATGTGCTCGATGCAGACTTGCAGGCCGGCGTAATCGAGTCCGGTGCGCATGCCGTTGTCGGTGCGCCACTGCGTCTGCACCGACAGCCATAGGTTGAAGGCGACCACGTTGTCGGGCCACAGGTGGAATGTCTCCTCGACCTCGAGCGCCGCTTCCGGGACCAGCCCGAAGGCGGCGAACACGTCCTCGAGGCAGGCCTCGGGCGCGGGCTCGTCGGCCTGCGGGACGCGCAGTTCGCCACGCGCCCACAGGCGCGCGGCGGTCGTCAGTTTTTTTGTTTGGCCGCCACTTCCGTGGTGTAGGAGCGGGCGGCGACGGTGAGCACACCGACGGTCGCGAGCATCATGTCCAGCGCCTCGGCGCAGAACGGCGCCGGCTGGCCGTCCTCGTCCAGCACCAGGGTCTGGCCTTGCCAGCCGGTGGTGATGTCGAGCAGCGTCTGCTTGACCTGCTCGTCGGTGACGGTGCCGGCATCGTTGCGGATGCGGGCGTCCCAATCGCGGCTGTCCAATCGTTCGCAGCTCAGCGAGAATTTGAACTTCTTTTCCTTACCGGAGTCGCTCAGGCTGAACGACATCGGCACCATGACGGTGTTCGATACTGCCAGTTTGTAGGCCATATTTGTCTCTTTCGTTTAGGTTGCGGGATTCGCCGTTGGCGGGGTTACTGGGTGACGATGACCCACTCGTCGTTGCCGGCGCCGGCCGGGGTCGGCACGAAGCGGGTGTCGAAGCCAATCAGGCGCTTGCCGTTCTTGTCGACCTTCTTCGGCGCCAGCAGCTGGGTCGCGGGCGCGTACAGGATGATCTTGTTGCCGGCCACGGTGCCGATGGTCAAGCCCAAGCCCTGGGTGGTGTTGGCCTTGACGGTCGCCATCAGCGTCACCTCCTGCGCCGCCGTCAGGTCCAACTCCAACGAGCCGGTCGAGTCGCGGTCGGTGATGTCGACCGTCTCGCTCGAGAGCAGCGCGGTGTAACCGACCGCGTTGCCGAACTTGAGCTCCAGGCCGGTGCTCGGGTAGACGACGCCGCCGGAAATCGCGCCGGCGGCGTAGGTGCAGCCGAGCGTGATGTCGATCACGTTGGCCTTGGTCATAGCCACCGGCTTCTTCCAGGCGGTGAAGGTGCCACTGGCGCTGGCGGCGCTAACGCCGCCGTCGGTGCCGATGAAGTCGAATTTGAGCATCGGACGCTCGCCGATCTTGGCGCTGATAGTGACGTCGCCCATCACGCCCAGCAGCTTGTGCAGCACGCCGTCGTCGTAGTAGTAGATCGTGAGCGTCTTGAGGGCGGTGGATACCGGCGAGTACTCGACCCGGTTCGGCGTTGTGAGCAGGCCCTCGCCGGAAGCGCAGCCCTGCAGCAGCTGGCCCCAAGCCGGGGCGGTGGCGGCAGTGCCGGAGCCGGCCAGTTCGACCGAGAAGCTGCACTTGACGCTGGCAGGGCCGACCAGCTGCTCGCTGGCGCCGAAGTAGCCGCGCACCAGGTTGCGGTCGATGTTCTGGGCGTCCAGCGGGGTGATGCTGAAGTCGGAGACCAGGATCGCGTTGGCGGCGCCGGTCGGCGTCGCGTCGGTGCCGGCCGTGGTCTCGACCTTGGCCAGGATCAGGGTGTTGCGGATGTAGCGGGACATGGATTACTCCTCGGGGGTGGCGGGGGTGGTCGAGGCCGGCGCCGGCGCGGGTTGTTCGGGCGCGGCCGGGGCGTCACTGGCGATCCACTGCCGCGCGGCCGCGTCGTAGCGCCAGGAGCCGCCGCCGGGCAGCGGGGGCGTGGTTTTGTCGGATTGGTTCATGGTCAATTCAAGGTTGCATTGCTGGTGCGGTGGTCGGCCAGGTAGGTTATGCGCACCCATCCGGTCTTCCTGGCTTCGGCGGCGTTTTCTGCCTCCATGCCTACGACGCGCAGGTTGCCCACCAGGCCACTAAGGGTGCTGTCCTGGGCGAGCCGCTCGAAAGTCGCGGCCAGCAGCGGATCGACGGCTAGGTCGCCCGATTCGCTGACGCTACGCGCGAAGCATTCGACGCTGACGCGGCTGGCCCAGTCGATCGGTGCGCCGGCGATGACGCCGTCGTCGGCGGTGGCGGCGTCCCACTGCACGTTGATGGCCTGTTCGACCTGTTGCGGCACGTCGATCGGGCGGGCGCGGTAGATCGTGGCGCAAACAGCGGGCGACGCCGACAGCGCGCCGATGATGGCTGTGACGATCTGCGCGAACGCGGTGCTCACTGGGTGCGCTCCACGGTCAGCAGGGTCAGGCCAGTACCGTCCGGCGCGTCGAGGACGATTTCGTACGGCACGCCGTCGATCTGGATCGTCTGGCCGACCGGGTCGGCCGGTGCCGCGCTTGCGGCGACCTGCACGGTCGGGCGGGTGTCGGCAGCGCCGGCGCCCAGCGCAGCCTCGACGCTGGGGTTCCTGAAGATGCCGTCAACCTCGGCACCACCGATCAGCACGGTGGCGTTGGCCAAGTGCCGCAGCACGCTGGCGTTGACGGTCATTTGCAAGGCGGCGAAGGACATGGGCGGCTCGTAATCAGCGGATCACGCCGTCGAGGTAGACGCGGGCGGTGGTGTCGCTGCCGCCCTTGGCGACCAGCAGCGCGCCGACCAGCGTGTTGCCGGAGGCGGTGACCGTCAGGCGGCGGTTCGTGTTGTCCCAGTACATCTTGGTGCCCTGGGCGCCGGTGTCGGCCGTCAGCGCGGTCACGTCGAACACGCCTTCGGTGGCGATTTCGACGTTCGCGCCGTTGGCCGCGTCGAAGGCGGCCACGCCGAACAGGCTGCCGACCAGAACGCCCTGGCCGCTGGTGAGAGCGTAGGGCGCGGCGACGGTGATGACTTCACCGCCTTGCACAAAATTTTTCATGTCCGAGTTCCTTTTCTATTCGGTGGATGGGGCGCCGGATCAGACGCCGGCCGCCTTGTACACGCCGCGGTAGTCGATGGCCTTGGCGGCGAAGTCGAGCCGGCATTTGTACGACAGGCCGTCCACCTCGAAGCCGACTTCGCTCTCGATGACCGGACCTTCGGCGCCGTCCAGGTAGCAGTATTCGACGGTGTCGATCTGGCCGTTGTTGCTGGCCAGGTACCAGGCGGTGGCGCTGTTGGCGTCCAGCACCGGCTCGATGATCGGCTCGAGCGAGGTGCGCCCGCCGGTGCGGAATTCGTTCACGTCGGCCTGCTTGGCCGGCACGTAGTTCGAACTGGTCAGCTGGTAGGCGGTCTGCTCCAGCGCCGCCGGCACGATCAGGTAGGCCGGGGCCAGGTTCAGCTCTTCGTTCTGCAGGCCCTTCTGCACGCGCATCGCGGCACGCGCGGTGGTCAGTGCCGAGAACTGCAGTGCCGACGGGGCACCGGTGCCGAGGTTCTTGTGCGTGCCGGCCTCGAACAAGGCTACGCCGTCGGCCATGTTGGCGTTCGCGGTCAGCTGGCTGTAGACGGTGCGGTTTTCCAGCCGGCGCGAGCTGTTTCCGAATGCGGCCACCAGCCGGTCGAAGCCGCGCAGGTCGTCGTTGATCAGCGCCTGGCGCGATAGCGAGACAATGCGGCCGTAGGTCAGCACGTTGTACGATTCGGCGCCGTCTTTCATGGTGCCGTACTTGAACTCGCCGTGCTCGTTGGTCTGCAGCAGGTCCGGCGCGCCCGACAGCTGCACCACCGAGATGTTCTTGAAGTCCGGCGCGTTCGGCGCGCGGCGCGCCCACAACGCGTAGGTGCCCGGGTTTTCATCGTAGGCCGCGCGCAGGCGCTTGTTGGCGACGTTGGCAAACAGGTTCGCGAAGTCGGAAGTCGAGTGCATGCCGGAGCGGAACTGCAGCATTTCGGACGCCAGGCGCATGCGGTCCATGCCGCGCGTGTTGACGCCGCGCGACTCCAGCAGGTCGCGTCCCAGCTCGAGCAGCGTCATGCCGCGGTACTGACGGCCATTGTCGGTGAGTTGGGCGCGCGCGTCGACCCGGTGCAGCACCGCCTCGGTGATGCCGGCGATGCGGGTTTCGTGCTCGTCGGAGACGGTCTGCACGCGCACATTCTGGTGTCCGCCACGCGCGGCGTCGTTGCGGGCCAGCTCTTCCAGCACGGCGGCGCGCGCCTGGTCGACAGAATTGCCGGAGCGGATCAGGCCGGCGGCCAGGTTGGCCACGCCATGGCGCACGCACAGGTCGGTGATGTCGGCAGCGCGGCTGGCGGCGTCGGCAGCGGGCGGCGCGCTGGTGGCCGGCGCGACGGCCGGAGCCGGGGCCGGGGCCGGTTCGGCGGCGCGGTTCGGGTCGGTGGGCGCGGGATTCTGAGCGCCCGGCTGGGTACCTTGGGTCATGGTGGGTTCCTGTGAGGTTGGAGTGGGTTGGGCGCTCGCCCGGGTAATGAACTCGCACGGCATGCCACCGCTTGCCGGTTGCTGGCGCGTGCTCGCGTCGGCGTCGGCAGGGACGGTGACGAAACTGATTTCGTACGGCTGCCACGCGGCGGCTCGGTACAGCGGCATGTTGACGCCGTCGGTACGGTCGATGGCACGGGTGATCTCGTACCTGGTGACGTTGTAGCCGAAGCTGATCGAGCGGATGATGCCGGCGCGGATGTCGGCGACGATGCCGGCCATTTCGGGCCGCGTGGACAGGCGCAGCGTGGCGCGCCCTTCGCCGTTCTCGATGCTGCCGCGCGTGGCGATGCCGAGGATGGCGGCCACGCCACCATATACGCGGTGGCCGTCGAGCACCTGCACGGTGCCGGCCTCGAAGCGCGACATGTCAACCGCTTCCGGCGTGACCGCCAGTTCTTCCTCGTAGGCGGTTTCGGTCCACCAGTCGTAGCGGCGCACGCGCGCGCCGGTGGTCCACACCACGTCGATGGTGTTGTCCGCTTCGTTGAAGGTGGCCGGTACCAGTTCCGCCGCGCGGCTGAGCGGCGGCATGGTGCGCGGGTCGCCGGCGGAGCGGCTGGCGTGGTGCTGGGCGGTTGGCGTTGTCATGTGGTCATTGTGCGGATTCGACTGTTCCATTTCTCGGAAAAGTGGAACGATTTTTCGGGGCGCCGGTCGGCGCTCACTTGCTCGCTCCACCAGCGGCCTCGGCCTGGATACCGGAGCCGGTCGGCAGGTTCCCGCGCTGCATGAACAGCATGGTTTCTAGCGTGCCCAACTCCTTGAATCGCTCCAAGTCCGATTTCCACTCGGCGGCCACGACAGCCGGGTCGTAGCCGCGCTGGCGTAGCTTTTCGCTGACGGTCGACAGGCCGGCGCCGATCTCGATCAGGTCGGCCTGCACGTCCTGCTGCGGGTTCACGTAGTCCCACTTCGGCGGGCTGAAATCGACCGCTTTGTCTCGGCCCTTGATGGCGCCGGCCAGGTAGGCGGCCTCGATAAAGGCGGCGTGGATCGGCACCAACAGCTTCGGGATCAGTACCAGCCACTGCATTTGCTGCACCGCGCGCCGGAAGTCCAGCAGGCGCACTCGGGCGCTGCTGAAGTTGACCTCGTTCATGTCGCCGGTCAGCATCTCGTACGGCACGCCTATGCCAGCGGCCACCAGGTGCAGGTTGTACTTCACGTAATCCACGTAGCCGGGCGCCGCCTTCGGCTCGAGCACGGTGAAGTTCAAGCCCGGGGGCGTGTTGATGATCGCGCCGCCGCCCAGCTCGCCCAGCTCGCCCACCTTCTGGCCGGCGCCGCCGTCGCCTTGCGCGGCCGGATTTTCCATCTGGCTCAGGTCGCCACTGGCCAGCACCGACAGACGCGTCTCGTTGTTCTTGCGAGCCAGCTCGGCATCCTCGTACAGCTGCAGGTCGCGCACCCGGTTGATGACCGACGCGAAGCGGGTGAAGCCGCGACCCTGGCCTGGACGTTCGGGACTGAACAGGTGGATGATGCTGGACGCCGGCACACGCGTGCTTTGGGTCTTGGCGGTGCGGATCAGCGAGCGGTCGCCCGGGTGCTGGTCCCACAGCCAGTAGGCAGCGACACGGCCCAGCATGTCGTATTCGATGCCGTTCAGGATCTGGTTGCCGTTGTAGCTGCCGACCCGGAAGCTATCGAGCCAGTCGATTTCTAGCAGCTGCAGTTGCAGTGGCACAGGCAGGCCGTCGTCGGGGCGGCGCGGGCGCAGGCGCAGCAGCACTTCGCCGTCCTGCTCCATCGCCGCGTAGGCGGCCTTGATCATGCCGTAGTAGTCGAGCCGGCCGTCCGCGTCGCACATTGGCGCCCACTGGGTGAAGAGCGCGTTGATCGCGTCCTTCTCGCGCCCGGTGGCACGCGGCACGATGCCGGTGCCGATGGTGGCGGCCACCAGGCCGTCCAGGCCGGCGCGCACGTAGGGCACGTTCTGGACCAGCGCGCGCGCCTTGGCGCGCATCGTGGCGCCGTCCGCCAGGTGATCGGTGTTGGCGCTGGCGCCGGCGCGGCGCGGGCGCCATGGGTCGCGCGGGCTGGCAGCCTCATAGGCGCGCTCGAGCCGGCGGCGCGCGATGTGGCGCGCGATGCCGGCCTCCGGGTTGATCCAGCCGACCAGGCGGTCGATCAGGTTGGCCATCA